CCACAGGGCGGGAAAGACGCAAAGGCGGCCGGCAAACCACTCTCCAAATCCGCCCGGATGGTTATGGCGCTGCTAGCAGAAGGGCCGAAATTCGTGAAAGAGCTGGTAGAAGAAACCGGCCTCAAACGACCGACTGTGCAGCTAATCCTTGCCGATCTGGCTGTTTCCAAGCACGTTTATGCTAAAGAGGCTGAAGGAGCCAAGCTTTGGTACGTGTTGGAAACAGAAAGCAACACCCATGTCTAATGTTTTCAACGGCTTAGAGGGGGGTGTTGCTAGGTGTTGCCTGGTGTTGCTTTTGTTTTGCGGAAGCCGGGAGGTGTGTTGCTACTTTCGGGGACCCCTATAGGGGGGTCCGAAGCAACACCCGGTCCGGGGCAACACAACAGGAAGGAAAATTCTTTCTTTAATCGATGGAGCGAAAACGATGACCACGAACCTGAAGCCTGCCGATGAACTCAAGTCAGTCCGGGACCGGATCAAGGAACTCCAGACACGCGAAGCCGAGTTGCGTGAAGGCATCATTGCCGGAAGCCTGGACGCCGTCGGGATCACGGCAATCGCCTTCGTGACGAAGCAGAACCGCAAGACGTTTGACCGCAAGGCAGCCGAGGCGGAACTTGGCGACCTGTCCCGCTTCGAGCGCCCCGGCGAGATGATCGTGGTCCGGGTGCAGGAACGAGTTTACGAACCCGAGGAGGCTTGACCACACTATGCGCTTGATGCACAAGGTTTCAACCATTAGGGGAGCTGACCATGACCGAAGCCGAAGCCGTTCTGGAATTCCGTGAAGCCAGCGCCGCAGTCCGCCGCGCCTATGGCGCCCGCGACGATGCGCGTGTTGCTCAGATCCTGGCGAACACCCGGATGACTGAAGCCTCACTAAACCTAAACGATGCGCAAGCCCGTCTGGAAGCAGCCGACGCTGCCCTGATTGCTGCACGCGCCGAGCCGCCCACCCCGGCCGACATCGACGTGACCAAAATGCGGATGGCGACACTGACGTTCGACGATATCCCCGCCATCACCGAGCCGAATGGTTCCGACAATTTGGAGCAATTCTGATGCCCGAATTTGCAACCCTCCGCCTCGCAAGCAGCTCCGATCACAAGTTCCCAAACGGCGCCCCCTTCCCGCCAATCTGGCAGGTCCTGCGCCGCGAATGCCTGACGCCCGTGGCGTGGTTCTTCAGCGAGGCTGATGCCAAGGCTTATGCCACGCAACGAAACGACGCAGCTTACCCGGACATGGGTCTCCCATTCATGGCGGGGGCGGTCTGATGGGCGATGTGGTGCAACTTCCGCAGCCTGACCTGTCGCCTGACAGCATCCTTGCCGCAGCCAAGGGCAAGCTTGCCAGCGCTATCCTGCTCGGCTTTGACGCGGACGGCGCAGAGTGGATCACCTCCAGCACCAGCGACGTCGGCGTGATCCTGTACCTGCTCGAGCGAGCCAAAGCCAAGGCACTGGCGTCCGTCACGTTGACAGACGCGATCACGTTGACAGGCACGGCGGATTGATCAATCTTGCGGTATGCCGCTCACGCGGCGAGGGGTCCAACCCGTCAGAGTAGATTGAACCCTAGCTCTGGCGGGTCCTTCCCATGCACGCAAAAGCCAACCTCCTCCAAAGCGTGTTCTTTCCCCACATCATCGACGATCAATTTATTGATGCCATCATGGCGCACGTCACGGAAACCGTCCGCGAACTTGACGTGTCCAACATGCGCCGACGCAAGGCCCAGCGCCTGATCGAGGCCACAGCCTGCCAGGCAGTTGCCGAAATGTGGACGTCAGCTTTCCGCAAGACTTTCCGCGTTACGCGATCCTGGCCACAGGCCACCGCGATCCTGCTTGACAACCCGCCTCGCGCCGTTATCGAATTGTGGATCGGTCACGAATACCACGACGCAGACATCCCCGAGCCGATAGAGGTCTTCTTCGATGGCGAGTAAACCGGGCCTTTACGCTGCAATCCACGCCAAACGCGCACGCGGCGAGACAATGCGCAAGCCGGGAGCCAAGGGCGCACCTTCCGCTGCGGCGTTCAAGGCTGCGGCCAAGACGGCTAAGAAGCGCAAGTGATTGCGAACCAGTTGCAAAACTAGCGATAGAAAGCGATGGCAGGGAAAGGTTCAGCACCGGGGGAAAGGCGAGGCGGGCGCCAGAAGGGAACCCCGAACAAGGTAACGCTGGAAATCCGCGACCTTGCCCGCTCCTACGGTCCAGCAGCCATCGCAGAGCTTGCCCGCCTTGCCGGGTTATCAAAAGCGGCAGGCAGCGAGAACGAAAGCACCCGCGTCATGGCGATCAAGGAATTGATTGATCGCGGATACGGCAAAGCAACGCAGGTTATTGCCGGTTCTGACGAGCTGCCACCTGTCAAGCTGGAACACGGCATCGCCGGCCAGCGTGTCAAATCCCTGCTTGAACAGATCGCGACGAAATGACCGCCAGCGTCGCCGAGCGCCTGGCCGCCCTGTCGCGCGACGAGCGGAACGCCATCGTTGACCAGCTCACGCCAGCCGAACAGGAAGCGCTGCTATTCGACTGGCGCGACTTCCTCGCCCGGCCTGAACAGATCACGCCCGAAGGTGATTGGGATATCTGGCTAATCATGTCAGGCCGTGGCTGGGGCAAGACCCGAACCGGGGCCGAGTGGGTCAAGGAAGCTGTCACGAAGGGCTACAAGCGCATAGCCCTGATCGGGGAGACAGCGGCCGATGCACGGGACGTCATGGTTGAAGGCGTCAGCGGCATCCTGTCCGTGTATCCGGAAGCCGAGCGTCCGCTCTATGAGCCATCCAAGCGCCGCCTGACATGGGCGAACGGCGCCGTCGCCACCACGTTCAACGCCACCGAACCGGACCAGCTTCGTGGCCCGCAGTTCGATTTGGCGTGGTGCGACGAGCTGGCCAAGTGGCGCTATGCCCGCGAGACATGGGACCAGCTATCGTTCGGCCTGCGTCTTGGCGATCATCCCCGCGTGTTGGTGACGACGACGCCCAGGCCCGTTGAGCTGGTAAAGGCGATCGTGGCCGGGTCGGAAGGCAAGGTTCACATCACCCGTGGCGCGACGATGGACAACCGCTCCAACCTGGCGGGCAAGTTCCTTGAAAAGATCCAGCTACGCTACGAAGGCACGCGCCTTGGCCGGCAGGAATTGCGCGGGGAAATCCTTGGCGATATCCCGAATGCGCTCTGGACCTATGGCCAGATCGAAGCCAGCCGCGTCAGGCAATGCGACCAGCTTGACCGTGTCGTGGTGTCGGTTGACCCCGCGATAAGCAACAACGAGGACAGCGACGAACACGGCATCATCGTGGCCGGCGTCCACCACAGATCACAGGAAGCCTATGTGATCGAAGACGGCTCAATGCAGGGTAGCCCGCTGGAATGGGCAAGGCGGGCAATCAACCTTTACGATACGCACAAGGCTGACGCGATCGTCATCGAGGTCAACCAGGGCGGGGACATGGTGGCGCAAACCCTGCGGAGCGTCCGGAATACGGTGAAGATCAAGGAAGTCCGGGCCACGCGGGGCAAGCATGTCAGGGCCGAGCCGATCGCCAGCATGTATGAGCAGGGCAGGGTCCACCACGTCGGCAGCTTCCCGCAGCTCGAGACGCAAATGACGCAGATGACCACGTTCGGCTATGAAGGCGCAGGCAGCCCTGACCGGGTCGATGCGCTGGTCTGGGCGATGACGGACCTGTTCCCAAGCATGGTGGGCAAGACGCCCAACCAGCGCACACCAGTAAAGTTGGTCCCCATCGTGACACCTATGGCGAGATAGGTTAGGGCAACCCTATGGCGCGAGAAACCAGAGAGCAGCGGCTGCAACGCGTCCACACCGAGGCGCTGACCGAGTTCGATGCCATCCAATCCACAATGCGCGACGAACGGTTCCAGTGCCTTGAGGACCGCCGGTTCTATTCGATCGCCGGCGCGCAGTGGGAAGGCAACCTCAGCGAACAGTACGCGAACAGACCGCGCTTTGAGGTCAACAAGGTCGCTTTGAGCGTGATGCGGATCATATCCGAATATCGCAACAATCGCGTCACGGTTGATTTTGTCCCCAAGGACGGGAGCACCAACCTGAAGCTGGCGGACACCTGCGACGAGCTTTATCGGGCAGACGAGCAGGACAGCAGCGCCGACGAGGCTTACGACAATGCCTTTGAGGAAGCGGTCGGCGGCGGGTTTGGGGCGTGGCGCCTGTCCAACCAATACGAAGACGAGGGCGACCCCGAAAACGAACAGCAGCGCATTGTGTTCCAGCCCATCTTCGACGCTGACACGAGCGTGTTCTTTGACCTGAACGCCAAGCGGCAGGACAAAAAGGACGCGCAGAAATGCTACGTTTTGTCGGCTATGACCATCCAGGCCTACAAGGACCGTTTCGACGATGACCCCACGACATGGCCAAAGGTGGTGCAGTTCGTCCAATTCGACTGGTCAACGCCTGACGTGGTCTACATTGCGGAATACTACGTCAAGGAACAGGTAACCGAGACGCTTCGCATCTTCCGCTCGCTTGACGGTGAGGAAACCAAGTATACCGAAGCTGACTTTGAAGACGATCCCGACCTTGAGCGGATGCTGCTTGCCACTGGCAGCGTCGAGGTCCGCGAGCGCAAGATCAAGCGCCAGCGGGTTCACAAGTACCTGCTGTCAGGCGGCAAGGTGCTGGAGGATTACGGGCTCATCGCCGGGTCCGAAATCCCGATCATCCCGGTTTATGGCAAGCGCTGGTTCATCGACAACATCGAGCGCTGCCAGGGCCACGTCAGGCTGGCCAAGGATGCGCAGCGCCTGAAGAATATGCAATTGACCAAGCTGGGCGAGATATCTGCATACAGCACGGTGCAGAAGCCGATCTTCACCCCCGAACAGGTCGCGGGTCACGAGCTCGCGTGGGCGGACGACAACGTCAAACGCTACCCGTACCTGCTGGTGAACCCTGTGACCAATGCGGACGGCGGCGAGCAGCCAATGGGCGCGCTGGATTACACGCGGGCGCCGGAGATACCGCCGGCGATGGCGGCGCTGCTGCAGATCACCGAAACCGACATGAAGGAAATCCTCGGCGCCCAACAGGCTGGCGAGATCATGCAGCCGAACATGTCGGGCAAGGCCGTCGAGCTGATCCAGAACAAGCTGGACATGCAGACGTTCATCTACCTCAGCAACTTCGGGAAGGCGGTGAAGCGCTGCGGCGAAGTCTGGCTGTCGATGGCGCGTGAGATTTACGTCGAGCCTAACCGCAAGATGAAAGCCATTCAGACCACAGGCGAGCCGCGCACAGTGGAGCTTGCCCGACCGATGGTCAACAAAGAGACTGGCGCGATCAAAACCGAGAACGA